ACGAAGACCAACAGCAAGGGCAACCACCGAGGCGGCAACCGCATGCCACGCAGTCGCAGAACGGAAGACCTGCTGACATACCAGGGTGCCGATCGTGGCTTCGTTCTCCGATTCCTGAACCAAGGTACCGGCGGGCGAGAGTCGCGCATTGGCAACCGTGGCGCAATAGCTCCGCGCAACTTCTTCGCCAACTCGTCGAGAAAAGCAATGGAACAGGCTGCTGAGCAGCTCGACCGGCTCATTGAAGAATTGATACAAAAAGAAATAAAATAAAGCTATGGCAGATGTAATCAGCAGACTAAAACTCGACTCAGGCGAGTTTGACAGCAAAATAAAGCGGGCAGGTCAGGAACTCATGGCCTACTCCGAGCACTGTAAGAAGATGGGCTTGGAGATGGGCTACGCCAACAAGGACGCCAAGGAGTTTGCAAAGGCCCTTGGCTCTATGCAGACCACCAGCTCGTCAGCACGCGGCAAGATTAACGAACTGACGGAGGCATTCGTCAATCTGAAGGTGATGTACAAGAACATGACCGACGAGGAGAAGAACAACGCCTTCGGCAAGAACCTCGCCGCCAGTCTTGACCAGCTGAAAACGCGCATAGACCAGGCGAAGGCAGAGCTCAACGACGTCAGCAAGGAACTCGGCAACACCAAACAGGCTGAGGTGGACACCACGGGCGGACTGGAGGGACTGACCAGCGCACTTGGCATCAATATCAAGACGCTTGCTGGCTGGGGCACAGCCATCGCCGCTGGCAAGGTAGCTCTCGACGTGGCCAAGGACGCCTTCTTTGCCAGTGAGTCGAGTGTCGACGAGTGGGGGCGCACGGTGGCAGCGTCGCAAAGCCTGTATGAAGGTTTCCTGACAGCCATCAACAATGGCGACATCAGCGGGTACCTGAGCAACATCGACAGCATCGTCAAGGCCGCACGACTGGCATACGACGAACTCGACAAGCTGGGCACCATGAAGACCATCCAGGCTCCGCAAATCAGTGCCCAGCAGACCGAGAACGAGCGCATCCGCAGCATGATACAGACAGGTCGCTACATAGCCCCGCAGGACGGCCGCAGAAATGCCGTCTTCAACGGCCGCGAGATGCAGACTGGCGACAAGCTGACTGCCGGCCAAATTCGTGCACTCGAGAAGCAGTTGCAGGGTGGCATGCAGAAAATGGTGAAACTCGTCGGTAACGAAGTTGACCAGACGGGCAAGGCCATAAATGCCTACTACGACAAGCTGGCCAAGACCAACGGCATGAGCCTTCAGGAGTTCAAGAAGGGCACCAGCAGTTGGGAGGAGTTCTCGAAGCGCATGCAGGGCTACGAGCAATACAAAGAGTGGGACAAGCAAGCCCGCACCGAGTTTGCCAAGCAAGGTGGCCGTGGCTATGTGAACTTCGACAAGAGCAACCCATATGCCGAGTTCCGAAAGTGGGGCACCTTCCGCGTCGACAAAGAGGGCGACAACAGCTACAAAAACCTCGTAGCTCTCATTCAGCAGCGCGACCAGCAGGTCGGCCAGGTGTATAGCACCCAGGCACAAGCCTACCGCACCATGAATCGTGCCGAAGGATTCACTGTTAGCAAGTTGATGGGCAACGGTGGCAAGGGCAATAAGAATAAGAAGGAATACGACGACCTTCAGAAGGTGCAGCAGGAAATTGCCAAGCTAACTAAGGAAGCATACACCGCCGACAGCAAGCGTGTGGAAGAGATACAGGCCGAGATTGCTGGACTTCAGGAAGAGGAACGCAGACTGACAGCTATACGTGACCTCGTAACCAATAAGAACAACGACCCGTTGAAGGCTTTGGAGTCACAGTTCCCCGATATGTCGAAGGAGAACTTCAACACGGGCTACGCCGGCAGCGCACAAGCCAAGTACGACAGCGCAAGGGCAGACCTGGCACTCGGCCCTATGAACCTCGATGCCGTCAACGACTACATCGGCAGCATCAAGGGCATGCTGAAGGATGCCGACCTGGGCAGCGAGCTCTACAACAACATGACCGAGAAGCTGAAGGATGCCACCACCGTCAGCACGCTGTTGCAGGAGATGATGGAGCGCGGACTGGAGGGGGCCGACCTCGAAACCACCGCACAGGCTCTGAAGGAGAAACTGCTTGGAGATGGCATCGACCAGACAGCCATCCAGTCGTTCCTCGACACACTGAACAAGCAGATAGAGGAAGCGGGCGGCGTAGGACTGAAGCTGAACTCAGACACTGGCGAGGTGACCGACAAAGACAAGGGCAATGACCCCTTGAAGGAGCTCAAAGACAAAACCGGTAAACTGATTAGTGGTCTGTCTGATGTTTCATCGGGAATGAAGAACCTCGGCATAGAAATCCCCGAAGAGGTTGACGAACTGATAGGCATCATAGGCAGCGTGATGCAGATAGTGCAAGGCGTAGGTACCATTATCAGCGTGTTCCAGACATCTGCCATCACCGCCAACACCATTGCACTGGGTGCACTGACGTCAGCAATCATCGCCAACACTGTTTCAAATGCCATCCCGTTCTTCAGCAATGGCGGTGTAGTGCATGCTGCCGATGGTTTCGTCAGCGGAAACAGCTATAGTGCCGACCTGGTACCTGCTATGGTCAACAGCGGCGAGCTAATTCTCAACAGAGCGCAACAAGGAGTTATTGCCAGCGAGCTGGAGGGCGGCGGCATGCAGAACCTACACCTTGACACCATAATAGGTGCCGAGGAAATCAGACTGGTGCTGAACAACAACGGTCGCAGAACGGGCAGAGGCGAATATGTAACGACAAGAAATAGCAAGATAAGATGAAGACATACACACTGAGATATAGTGACAGGCTGGGAACACAGCACGCGATATACATAGACATCGTGCAAGGCAGCGGTACCGCTACCATCAACAACGGAGCCGTAAGCCCGCTGGCCATCGACGAGAACAATGACGATGATATGCTGTTGCCTATTCGCACGAAGACTGGCTATCTGAGGGTTGTAGAGCCAAGTTTCGGGCAGTATGCCGACCTTTACCCTACATCTCCGACCAGCCATGTTGTGAGAACTGCAGACGGATTCGTAGGCTACTTGCAACCCCAGTCGTTCTCTGATGACTGGGATGCGGGGCCAAGAATACTGAAGCTGCCCGTGTCATCTCCATTGGCATTGATGCAGACGACGAAGTTTACATCAGTAGGCTACAACATTAAATACCGACTGCTTAACATGCTGCGTGAGTGCCTCCAGATTATTGGATACGAGAAGATAGTGGTACCACGAGGCGGTACGCAGGTCAATGGGTTTATCTTCAGCTTTGTCTCATCGCTGACTATATGCCCGTTTGCTGATGAGGACAACTACCAGCACCCCGTCAGCGGTACGATATATGCCCCAAAGAACGTTAGTGAAGTTCTGGAGGCCATCTGTAACTACTACGGTATGATGGTACACGATTGCAACAATGGAAGCGCACAGATGAGCGACGGTCTTCTGGTAATTACGAAGAACGACTACGACGGCCCCTATCAGCTGTGGACGGACGAAGACCTCGACCAGGAGACACCACCGGCAAGCATGGCGGTGACAGGTTCCACCTTGCGCAACTTCTCGTCATATTTCGAGGTTGCTGGCGACAACAATGACGAATCCTTCGTGCAACCGTTCAGCAAGATCACCTTCAATAGCGAAGGAGAACAGTCCTATGAAGTAGCCATTCATCCCGAATGGTCGCACTATACCAATAGTGACATCTATGCCAACCACTATTACCACTGCATGCTCCAGCCCGTCGGCGGTTGGCTGACTGCTGAAAAACTAAGCGTCACCTCATTATCAAACGCCGTCGCCTTGTGCGGCATATATAAACAAAATGAGGAACAGGAAGGCGACGCCAAAGAATACATACTGACCTCTATGCCGCAAGGGACAGCCCAGGATTACGAGATGTTCCGCGTCAAGATGATTGGCTCCACGCCACACTCATATAGGGTCAGTGGCGTTGTCAAGGTCTTTTCACCGACACAGGACGACTACATCTTCCCAAGTGCTAATATGGGAAACTTCGGACTGGCACTGAAATACGGTGCATACTACTGGGACTGGAGTGAGGATGAAAACGGATGGGTGACCAATCCGCAGGAGAAGATACTATACGTCACGCCATCAGAGACGGACGGTACTTTTGTGACTCCTGCCGCAGACTGGCCAGCCGATAACCTGCAAGCCAGCTGCTATGAGGTCATTATCTATTTCGACCCTGCCAACGACCTGTATAACTACACAAAGATATTCGGCGACCTCAGCCTTCATGCATACAAGAATAAGGCCACACGGAAATACGTGATGCTGGACCCCAACAAGCCTACCGTCGTTGAAGGCAACAGCGGCAGTATGGACGAAGCGGAGGTTGACCTGCTGTTCTCTCGCAACTTTAACAGCAACTATCTGTCAAATGTCGGCGGCAGCTTCCCGCATATCAACTCAGACTATCTGCTCCATCCGCAGAAGATAAGGACGGTGACGGTGAAGCGCACGGGGTTCTTTGACTACACGCACTACATCTGTAAGTGGAGCTTCGGCGACGCTTTCACCTGGAGACTGATAGCCGTCAGCGAAGACATTGCCAACTGCGAGCGCACGCTGACATTCATGGGGAGCAAACATATTTAACAGAAAAACAATAGCAATATGATACTACACGGAAAAAACCTCGTTATCAAGCTGGGCGGCACGGCGATAGCTGCCGCCAAGTCGTGCACCATCAACGTCAACGCATCGACGCTGAAGGTCAGCTCGCCTAACAGCGGGCAGTGGGAGCACTCGATAGTAGGCAGGAAGTCGTGGTCGGTCAGCGTGAGTCAGCTCATAGTGGCCGCCAGCAGCAGTGCTGCACCGCTGAAGAGTGCCATACAGCGCGTAGGACAGACGTACACGCTATCATTTGAGTGTAGCGGACTCTCGAACGATCACATGAGTGGTCAAGCACACTGCAAATCGTTCAAAGCAACGGGCACAATGGGCAATCTGGTAGCCGCCAGTTGTGAGTTCGAGGGTACAGGAGCATTGAGCTAAAGCTGATAATTTCATATTTTTTTGTGGTGGCTTCGCAGTGATGCGAGGTCACCATCTTTTTTTTGCCGTGCGGGTAAACCCGCGACGGCATTTCACCCGCATTGTAGAAGAAAAACGGTAACGATATGAAATATCTACGAATATACGACATCAAGCAGCAGCTAAGGCTTGACTTCGACTGTGAAGACGCGCTGCTCGAACTCTACGGCACGGGTGCCGAAGACACCATTCTCCATCTGTGCAACCGCACCTTTGAGAACCTTGTGGAGACGTATGGCGAGGTGCCAGCGGCCATCCGGCAT